GTTTCACTCTACCGATGCAGGGGCTACTGGTCCCTACGGGGCAGCCGCAAGTGTGTCAGAAAGGAAAAACGATGAAACAGTTTAGAAAAGAAATGGATTTGGGTTTGGTGCGAGTCTGGATTCGAAGAGTTACTCGCCACGCAAGAAAATACGCCCCACTAGGGGGAGATGTATCCAAAAGGAGACAAAATGATGTGGACTCCAAAGCGGTTTTTCTCCCCTGAGCAAGTCGAAGCGGCCATGACAGCACGCGGTGGATTTAGCCGCCAGTCACTTGCCAAGATGGGCGTGCCCTTCCCGCCACCGAAAGGATGGCGCAAGGCGATCACTGAACGGCCTGTGACCTGCAAAGAGATCGTTCGGCGAGGTCGCAAGTGGGGCGCAACTATGCCTGTATACAACAGCCCTTACGACAATCCATCGCAACGAACGCCGGAAGAGTGGTATGCGCTCATTCCCAAACTCGCTCATTGGGCATTCAAAGAAAAATGAAGTTATCCACAACTTACTTGCATCTTACCCTTGACAGGAATCTTACAGCGGAGTAACTTCAACACATGGGAACGAAAAAGGCAACACCAAAGCGGATTTACGCTCTGACAGACAAGGGGCGCGAGAGGATCGCCAAGGCTCAGCGTAGGCGCTGGCGGGCGTTTCGGAAAGCTAAACGGGAAGCGAAGAAGCAGGAGGAGTAGTGACCATGACACTTGCAGAATCATTACGAGCATACGCAGATTGGTGTGAGGAGCATCCCACTCTCCAACAGAACGCATGCATCGACACTTACGGAGAAACGGCGGAGCAGGCCAAGGGCATTATGCTGGCCGATTCCAGCGCGAAATTCGACCTCTGTCCGAGGCACGAAATCGTTTACCTGACGCAGACATTCGGCGAGATCACCGTGAAGCACGTCATCGAAAAGTCTTACGTGTGTGACCGTACAATCGTGGACAACAAGGTGGTAGTGGTTCTCAAGCCGGAGTTTGCGGAGTTGGTAACCGCGAGCCTCGCGGATGTTGCTCCGGGATGGGTCACTGCCTAATGGGAGACGCCATGAATGAAGAAGAAGCCGTTGTAGGCACGCCGATTCAATCTATCGGCTATGTGACGCTTGCGGAAGGAACAATCGCATCCGACTATGCGTTGAAGAATCTCAATAAGGCCCTCGGCGAGGCACAGGTGGAATTCTTGCCGGCCGAGAAGAACGTGAAGAACGAGTTTGCCGACTACAAGTACACTCCCCTTGTGGAAATCGTCGCCGCCGTTCGTCCCTCCCTCACCAAGTACCATCTCACCGTTTCTCAGTTTCCAGTGGTCGATCTGGACAGGAAGACGGTCACGGTTTACACCAGACTTGTTCATTGGGATTCGGGCGAGTGGATGCAAAACGAGATCGAATTGCCGGGAGAGTTGGCGCTCGGCAAGGGTGGAACGCCGGTATTCAATCAGCAGACCATCGGCGGCTCTCAGACCTATGGGCAGAAGTACGGATACAAGGCCATCGTAGGCATAGCAGACTCGGAAGAGATGATCGACTCTACCGGCGAGAAAGGCGACTTGCCATCCCGGCAGACTCGCCAAGGTGCAACATTGCACCAACCCGCCAGAGCAACCAGCACACAGCAGTCAAGCCAACAGGCCAACCAACGTGCATCAGCCCCACAGGAGCAAGCACAGCCCCAGGCCGGGCAATGCAAATTCATTCCTCCGAACGGCCTGACCGCAGTTATTAAGGGCGTCCAGACTATCGAGGCAAAACCGGCTTCTGAAGGACAGACAGCACGTAAGGGCTATGTCGTGGTTACCTTCCTTGGAACCCACAACGGCGTCAGCTTCGCCTCATGCTTCGACACGAAGTATTGGGACTTGCTCAAGGAAAGCGTGGGTCTTGAGTGCAACTTCACAATCAGGGAAGCGGACAAGAACAATCAGCACTTCATCAACATCATCGACGTGTGCTTTGTTGACGGACAAGCGTACTTCGAGGGTAAGCCGGTCGTGGAAGGGGAAGCGTAATGACGGAGTTTTCAGCAGTAGACCTTTCGGAAGAAGAAGGGATGCAGTGGCAGGCAGTCGATTCCTCGCAAATCAGCGAGATCGGCTATGAGAGTGGAGCAGAGTATCCGCTTGGAATCAAGTTTCCGCCCAACAAGAAGCAGCAGGCATCAGGGCTACCGGGGAGCGAGTACCGCTACGCCAACGTAACGCCGGAACTGTACGCACAGCTTCTTGCGGCGAAAGATAATCCCGTTTACAACAATTCCATCGGGACGTTCTTTGGAAAAATCATCAAGGCGTATGCGGACCTGTACCCGTTCGTTAAGGTGGAAGCAGAGCGCCCTACTGAACCCGCCGCCGCAAGCGTGACGATAGAGGCGAGCGGGACTTCGAAGAAGAAGGAGAATCCGCAGCCATCTTTGGACTTGGATGGGGATGCAGCGAATGGAACGATTAGCCCCAGCACGTCGCTCTCCATCATCGACACGATGGCCGATGACCTGCTCTTTACTCCCGGAGCCGTGACCGATGCACAGCTTGCAGCAGGTCGGGACTGGTACCTCACCGAAGCGAAGAAGTACGACATCTCCACCGAGAAGGCCCGCACGGAACTCAAGCGTTTTGCGCGGCCACTCCAGAAGCTCCGCACCGGCATTGAAGCGCGGGCGAAGGAACTGACTGGCGCGACCAAGCGGAAGATCGCGGCTATTGATGAAGAGAAGAGGCGCTTGGTTCGGATCGTGGGCGGAATCGAAGATGAAGTGCTCCAACCGTTGACCGCGTGGGAGCAGGAAGAAGAGACGCGGAAGGCAAACCTGGCCAGTATTGTGGCGAGGCTTGCGGGGTTCGCGCAGACCTATCACCCCGACATTCCAACCTTGACGGCGGCGATTGCCGAACTGGAGTCCTTCGACCTGTCCACCATGCAGGAGTACAAGGTGGGAGCCGAGAGCGCCATTGCCGCATCCCTCCGCGTACTCAAGCCCGAACTGGAGCGCCGCAAGGTAGCCGAGGCCAACGAAGCCGAACTCGCCAGACTCCGTGCAGAGGCCGCAGAACGCGCAGAGCGGGACCGGCTTGCTGCTATCGAACGCGCAGCGAAGGAACGTGCCGAGCGGGATGCCGCAGAATCAGTAGCGGCAGCAGAGCGCGAACGGTTGTCCGCAGAGCAAAGGGCGGAAGCGGCGGAAGCTAAGGCAAAGGCTGACCAGATCGAAGCCGAACAGAAGGCACAAGAAGCCTTAAAGCGGGCCGATATTGAGCGCATCGCGGCGGTCGCTAAGGAGCGTCTCAGGATTGAAGATGAACAGCGCGAGGAGAGGATTGCCGCTGAAGCGCGGGCCAAAAACAAAGCACATCGGCTCAAGATCGACAATGAGGCTCTAGGCGCAATTATTGCACTCGACATTCCAATGGACCGCGCTCAGGACTTGCTCATTGCCATCGACAAGGGCCTGATCCCTCACGTCACCATTCAGTATTAGAACCGTTCTGATTCACAACCTAGGAGAGCAGCAATGCCTGAAGCAACAGCAGCAAAGAAGACGCGCACGAAGCCTGGATTTGTAAGCCGGTACGTGCATATCCCACAAGCATCATGGGACAAACTCACCGCCTACATCGACGCGCATGACCTGGACGACAGCAAGTTCTTGACGCGCATCGTGGCGAAGGCGGTAGACGAACTGAAGTAGTCAACCAAGAAGGGAATTGAAATGCCAGTCTCGAAGAAGAAGTACGTAATCGTTCGTACATATAGCGCCGGAGTATTTGCCGGTACGCTCGTTTCCCGCGATGGGAAGGAAGTGCAACTCGCAGATGCGCGACGGTTATGGTATTGGGCCGGTGCTGCATCGCTATCGCAGCTTGCTGTGGATGGAACATCGAAACCAGTAGAATGCAAGTTTCCTGTAGCCGTTCCATCGGTCACGCTCACCGAAGCCATTGAAATTCTTGATGTAACTCCGAAAGCGGAGACCTCAATCAAAGGTGTCCCGGTATGGAGAAAATAGGCGACGGCTCCGGCGACGGCTCCGGCTACGGCTACGGCTACGGCTCCGGCTCCGGCGACGGCTCCGGCTACGGCTACGGCTACGGCTCCGGCTACGGCTACGGCGACGGCTCCGGCGACGGCGACGGCTCCGGCTCCGGCGAAGGCTCCGGCTCCGGCGACGGCTCCGGCTCCGGCGACGGCTCCGGCTACGGATCCGGCTCCGGCTCCGGCGACGGCTCCGCCTACGGCACCGGCTACGGCTACGGCTACGGCTACGCCTACGGCTCCGGCTCCGGCGACGGCTCCGGCTACGGCTACGGCTCCGGCGAATAATTCAACCCAGGGGCAGTGCAAGCTGCCCCGCAACCCTACGAGATGCTATGAGCCAGTGTAAGCGGTGTTCGAGAGATGGCCTACGATGGGTCCAGACGGACGGCAAATGGCGGCTCTACGCAGGAGACACGGTTCATGTATGCCAGTGGACCAAACCTCCCGTAAGAACGCCACAGAAGGCCCAGAGCGCATTTACCTCGGGTGCGGCGAAGTGGGAAGCGAAGCAGCCGCCGAAAGAGAAGTTTCCGCCAGAGGCCGATGGAGACTGGCAGCATTTGTATTGGGCATTTCTCGACCACACCGGGATGACGAAGGCGTTGAAGAGGGAAGCGGATATGGGATACAAGACGCAACAGAACATTGTCTTTGAAGAATTGGTGCCGTGATGGGATGGATACCCGTAACAGATCAAAGACGAACGCCGGACGGAAACTGGGTACCTGTCAAGAATCCCATGCGCGGGATGCGATTCTCTCCGATGGGAGATGGCACTGGATACCTGGCTGTGCGATACGACAAGGCGCGCTACATCTACGAGGGAGTGCCGCAGCATAGCGCCGATTGCCTCCAAACAACTCGCATGGCAAGCAGCTATCTACGGCAGCACATCCGGGACAAATGCACTTTCGTGGAGGTCAAGGCTTACGAAAACTTGGAAGCGTACCAGGCGGATGAAGCGATCCCAGAGAAGAAGTTTGTGCGGGTGCAGGAAATTCCAGAAGGAACCGCAGAGCCGCAGATGTCGCTGTTTGCCCTGTTGGACCTGAAGAAGAAAAGGAGAGGAAATTGAGAAAACTGAGAATTGGCGATCTTGAGCAGGTTGGAACTTGCACTATCACTCTTCGTAACAAGAAGATTATGAAAAGATGGCCTGTCTTTTTGATCGATGGAGTATGGGGTCTGACGGCTTTCCCACATTGGACCGAGGAACGTCCAGACCTCGAATCGGAATGGCTGAGTATTACCCATCTTCCAACCGGAAATCGCGCTGGAGATATGAGAGTTGATGATCCGCGCAAGAAGCAGATATTGGCGAAGTACGCGCAAATGTTCGGCGGAGCTCGTACATTCGATGGAGTTATGCGGAAATATCGCAAACTCTCAAAGAGCCGGCAGTTGTGGATTAAACAGCAAATCTCATGGTTGCTACCTTCAAAGGTGGTGAAGCCATGAGCAACGATACCGAGCTAGACCCGACTGCACTCAATGGCGAAGTGCTTAGCCTCCTGAGAGAGCATCACGCCTGGCATACGCCCTACACGCTACGGCAGCGCATCGAGGAACTGACGGGCCGGTGGGTATCCGACAGCACTATCACAGCCAGACTGAGAGACCTCAGAAAGCTGCGCTACGGGGCGCACCAGATCATTACGGAGCGGTTGCCGAACTCGCACACTTGCAGGTATAGGCTGGTGGGGAAATGACGCCATATGAGGTATTCGACTTTGAGCAATGACCGCAAGCACGTACTCTGGCAGTGCCCACTTTGCAACATCACAATGTCTGGTTTCCTGCTACTAGGCGAGTCAACCGTTCGATTTTGTCGTACAGTTCCATTGGGACCGACAGGTTGTAACAGCGACGGGTCACCAAAGCTGTGCGGTGGGCTGATGAAGGTGCTGATGGACAATCGGCCACTGGTAGACCAGTCGCGAGTGATGGACGCAACCGAATCAGGGCAGAAGGCTAGAATCATCGCAGCCTGTGAGGCCGCAATCAAGGCAGTAATCGCCGGGACAGGAACGGCGGCTGAGGTTCTGGAAGAGATGGGCAACGGGTTGAAGGGAATACGGAGGAAGAAAGCATGAGCGACATTAAGCAGGCAGCAAAGTGGATGCAGGAAGGAAAAAAGATCACTGGCGGAAATGCCTTGCACCCGTTATTGCTCGTCAACGGGGAAATATGCTTCGATACAGGCAAAGGCGGGGGTCTATACCCTTACCACCTCGACGATTCAGACCTTCTCGCCGAAGACTGGGAGATTGCCGAGTGAACGATCTAGTCACAGGTGCAACGTTGCACCCCACGCTCTGCACTCCTGATTTTCAGGCCATAAGGCAATTGGGCAGACCCGAAGCAGGAACGCGCCTGAAGGCTATCCTGACCTCGCTGGTGGGTGCTGAGGAACACGCGCTCGACACGATATTCCATGTGCGTCTGCAATGCTTTCGGATGGTGCGAGAATTGGAGACGTGGAAGGACGATATGGACCCGGAGATGGACCGGCCATTCAAGTCGCTGGACCGCTGGACGGAGTGCTTCTTCCCTAACCAGCCACGCTATGCCAAGGCAGCGAAGGCGGCTGATGAGTCCCTGGCCGGCGTACCGATGGAGACGATCAACAAGATCAGCGTGTCGAATCTGATGCTGCTCTCCAGCCCCGGCGTGTCGGAGAAGGTGCGCACCAAGCCGGACGTATTGCAGACCGCGCAGACCTCCACCAAGCGGGGATTGCTGGACTACCTTAACGAGAAGCATAACCAGAAGCTAGAACATGCTGAGCCGGTGATGCTGCCCAAGGATGGGAAGAGCCGTTTTGATGTAGCGATCACGATGGCCCTGGCGCTAGACGCAAAGACACAGGCAGAGGCAATCGAGTACATCGCTGAAACGTATATCAGCGAGAACGCGGTGCGGTATGGGAAGTGGCTTGAGGAGCAGAAGGCATGATTGTACGTCAAAAACATTCAGGTGGCAGACCCAAAGATGCGGTGATGGATGCCTATGCCGAGCGGTACGGTTTGAACGATGGGAAGAAGAAGCTGCTAAGGACGTTTGTCGTTCAGTTCGCGCTTTGTAAGACGGAAGAGTGCCGGCGGATTCTGTTGGGAATATCTTCATGAGCAACCCTCCAGTAAATCTCCCTCTGGTGTGGCATCAAGTAGCGGCGATCCAATCGAAACTGGCCGCAGAAAAGGCAAAGCATGAAACAGAGAAAGCCGTTAGCAAGAAGCATGGTTCCAATCCCGAAGAAACGGTTAAAGCCTCGCCGCAAGCCGTTTCCTGACGCGAAGGACAAGCGGGAGCCGGTAGTGGTGCGGGTGCTGGAAGATGGACGCGAGATTGTGAATATGCTCACGGCGGCTGGACGGGAGATATATCGTAGCCGAAAGCGCAAAGCATGGGAAGCACAAGGCGGATTATGCGCAATATGCGGTAGGTATGTTTCGTGGGAAGAGTGTGAAGCAGACCACATCCGGCCCCGATCATTGAGACGTGATGACCGGCAAGATAACATCCAAGCAGTGCATCATTTATGCAACGCAGCCAAAGGATCACAGCAGAACTATTCACCGAAAGGAATGGAGGGATAGGTGAGCGAGAGTGACATTCAGAAAGCAATCTTAGACTATCTTGCAGCGCGACACGTGCTTGCGTTCCGAATGCAGACAGGTCAAGCGAAGATGGGTGATAGGTACGTGCGGTTCGGGACTCAGGGTATGGCTGATATTCTGGCGTTCAAGCACAGAAAAACTGGGTTCCTTGCAAGCCCTGCAATTGAAGGAGATTACACCAAAGACGTAATCGTTCCGCTCTGGATCGAAGTGAAGACTGACAAAGGGAAACAATCACCCTTCCAGAAATCATTCCAAGAACAGGTAGAGGATGAGGGACACATGTACATCGTGGCGCGGTCCATTGAGGATGTTGAGGAGGCTTTACGATGAAAAGCAATGACGGAATGAGCCCACAGCTGAGCAAGGGACCGATACCAGAACTGTACGCAGCCAAGCCGGTTTGCATCTGCCCAGAGCCCATCGTGATTGATGGCGATACGTTCATAGTCCACAGCGCAGCGTGTGAAGTGGACGGGCACGGCTGCGTATCGATGTACATCCAGCAGGTAGGGCACACTTGGCAAGAGAAGCGGGCAGACAGACACAAGAACACGCAGGTAGGCGGGAAGAAGGATAGCGAATGACGTACATCCCCCTGAATTCAGCATTTCTCTGCTGCGATACTGACTGCAACGTCATTGGCAACGACTCCAGAACGTGTCCTGCCTGCGCTGGTGGCTCCCTGCTGGCTCTTTCCCGGGTCATGGCGCGCAATCCATCGTCCGATACCCCTGCGGGCCTGTGGCGGGCTGTGGGAGAGTTGGAGCAAGCCTTGAGCGCACAATAAAGGGCGCGATGTTCTGCGCCCCAGCTCTGGATTCCGCGTTGTCTCCTTTCACTTAAAAAATATCTGGTTCGAAATTGTAACCGTCTTTGTCATAGATGCAGCCCATGAAGGCGCTTGGCCTCCAGACATTCCCCCCGGGGCGTAATAACTGGTTGCCCCACCGGTAAGGTCCGCGAGAGTCCCTCCTGCCGCTGCCGCTGCAATTCCTAGCGCGGTCTGCCACTGCGGGTCTGTCTCTGCCGGCCAAAGATAGGATTCCGGGCCCGGCATGGAAATGGATGAGAACTGCGCATGGCGGGTGCAGACAGTGTAGGGCGATTGTCCAGACTTGGCCGATCGGTTCTGGATTACGTTCGCCACCGACTGCATTCCTTGGTAGCCTCCACCCCGATTCTCGCGGTAAACGGTAATTGCAATGAGTGCTTCATCTTGTGTGGTCATGCAATCCTCATCTTAAAAGATACCCCGATACCTGGGCCCCGAAGAGGATATCGCTCTTCAAAACACAAGGTAGCGTTGGGTGCAGCGTGCATTGAGATAACTTCTGCTCGAGCTGAACCGCCGTGGTCGTGAACTGCGCTCCGTTCGCCAGCATGATCGTGACATTCTGGCTTGACATGATGCCGTTGGCGGTTTTGATAGTGGTGTCCAGGTCATTGCCGGTGGCCGTGTAGCTGGCTATGAGGGGTCTCAACTGCACCAGCAAGTCGTTCGCCGTCCGGGCGTCTAGCGTGAGCGTCTGAATGGCTCCCGTGGCCGCTGTGAGGGTTACCGTCGCGGCTTTCGCGGTTCCTGTGAGTGACTGAGCGGTTATTGAAAGATTATCCGCTGTCTCGGATAGATGGACCGCCGCCGCCCCGAACTGATCCATCGCCGCAGTGACGTGGGGCGTCGTGGCGCGCTCGACAAGTTGGGTCTGGACCACGGCGTTACCAGCTTTGACGACAGATGTCGCAACCTCTGCCAGGGTTCCGCAAGGCATCAGTGACCCCTCGGAATAAAAAGTGGAATAATTTGCGCTCGATTTTACATTCCTGATTCCGCACGGTCTGTTTAGAGTTGCCAGTGTTGGTTTCAGGTCCGGAGCGGAGCTGCCCCACTTGTCTACGGCCACAATCAAATGGCGCGATATCCCGAACGCTCCCCACACAGTCAAGCCGAGCAGGGCTGCGGAGACTACGCCGATGCAGTATTGTAGGGGTTTGGTCATGCGCTCACCTGAAAAGATTCAGCCGGCCCTTTGCGAGACCGGCTGCCGTATAGAGTGGTGCAGTGGACTAGAGCTTGATGTTGAGCGCTTCGAAGTCGGCCACGACTGTCTTCTCGCCGGCCAGGAAATCCTTGACCACGGTCGAGACGAGGCTGATGGTGGTTTCGCTCAAGGTGATGGCGCCGGGGATGTTGCCGGTCGATGCCGTCGTAGCCACCTGCTCTGCCGCTGCGATGGTCTTCACCACGTCATAGAAGACGGCCATAGAAGCGGCAATGACGGGACCGGAGAGCGAGCCGTAAATCTTCTGGATGGACTTGGCACCGTTCACGATGTCGTTTAGGAATGTGCTGATTTTGGTTCCTGCGGTTTCAACTGTGCTGAGAAATGACATAGGAGACTCCTTGACTTGGGGTTCGGCCACTGGTTGCGCTACCGTGACAGGTTGAAGTGTGCCCATAGGGCGGGTTGGATCGATGTCTACCACAAGATGCGAAGCTGGCAGCGCTGCTTTGCTTTTAAACGGCCACATAGGCGTTACCTCAATAATGGGTGAACGCTGTATCCGGCGTAAGGCAGTAGCACAGTGATCAGCCAGATTACAAGAATCACGGCAACTATGGCGCGAATCACCTGTGCGAACGGCGGGGGGAGTGGAAGAATCGTCACGACCCACCAAACCAAACTAAAAATCAGAAGAGAGATCAGAAGCGTTACAAGAAGTGAGATCATTGGACTCCTTTTACTTGGGGTTGATGGTTGCGGTCGGTACTGGTCCGCTAGTTGTCACTTTGACCACAGCGGGGGTGTCCTGCGCCGGGATGTTGGGATCAGCCTGGACATAGTTCTGAGATGTGCCCAGCACGATGCGAACGATAGTCGTAGCGCAGACCACGCCCGCTCCGAGAATCGTCCACAGCCAATTGTGCGCCGGAGCCTGCATCGCTACGACAGCCAGAAACCCAGTCAGAGCAGATGAGATGGCTTGAGCCGATCCCGCGTACCCAGCGGCCGTACTGCGCCAATCACAGCCCACTAAGATGTTCATGCTTTCCTTTCTGTACCGGCTTGTCGAGTGGTTTGTCATCGTTCCCAAGCCAATCCAAGAGGGCTGCTTCTACGATACAGCTCAACGGAACTCCGCGTAACGCGGCCCTTGCCTTGACCTGGCGGTGTAGTTCGTCTTCGAGCTTGATGGTCTTCATAGGTGTATTT